GCGAGGATGCGGTGAAGATTGCGCGCTTGTCCGCCTTCAGCACCTTGAGCCACGACGCTATGTAGCTGGAATGCTGGAGGTTTTCGAGCGGGATGCCCATCTGCGCGCAGACGAAGGCGCTGCCGATCTCGGCGACCAGTTCCTCGAACGCATAGGCGTCGTCGCCGAAGCGCTTGCCAAACTGGCGGTCGCAGCGCGATTTGTGGCCAGTCCAGTGAACAAGCTCATGGGCGAGAGTCGCGGCGTATGCGTCGGGGCTGGCGAAGCTCTCGGCGGTGGGCATGCCGACGTAGTCGCCCTGCGGCGCGTAGAACGCCTTGGTGCCGCCGTGGCGCACGTCCGCGCCAACGCGCGCTGCCAGCGCGTTGATTGACGTGTCGCCGGCCACCACGGGCTCCATGCCCTTGAGCTTGGCGGCATCAAGGCCGTCGATCTGCTGGGTGTTGAAGACGACATAGCCCTTGGCGAACGGCACGGCCTTGAAGGTGCCGTCGTCCTGCTGGATCTTGGGGAAGGACCAGAACACGATGTGGGTGCCGCGCTCGCCCTTGCGCACTTGGCCGCCAAGCTCAGCGGCCTGCTTATAGGTCAGCCAGCCGTCCGACGTGTAGGCTGAGCAGGACAGCACCAGCCAGTTGATGCCGTTGTAGGCGCGGCCAGTGGCGGCGTTGTGGGGGCCTGAGCCGCCGCACTTGCCCTCAGCCCACGGCTTAAGCCACGGGGCTGCGCCGCTCTCAAGGGCGGTGACGATGCGGTCGGTAACGTCTTGGTAGATGTCGAACTTGGTGGTCATTGGTTTGCTCCTTGACTGGTTGGGGTTAGCGGGCTGCGCGGATGCAGCGGGCGATGGCTTCCGTGCTGACACGGGCGTAGAACAGGCCGCTGATGTAAACGCTCCATGAGGCGGGGCGGGTGGCGTCGCGGGTGGCGGTGACGCCGTTGCCGAGGTCGATGGTCATGTCGTTTGCTCCTTGGTTGATGCCTCATCATTAGGGCAGCTCGCCCTGTTGGTCAAGCCACAATCGACATAGAAAGAGAAAAAATATTTTTAGCCGCCGATCATTTTGCTGTTGACCGACAGGGCAGCCCGCCCTAGTAATGGTGTCACCAACAAGGAGCAAACCAATGCGCTACATCACACAGAAGACCCCGGACAACCGCTTCACCGTCATCGACACACTTGATGGCCGCGCGATCCTGTTCCCCACAGACCTGATCAACGCCGCCACGATGGCCGCCACCCACAACAAGCAAGAGGCCGCCTATCTGGCCGCCCGCGCCGCCTAATCACCAACCAAGGAGCAAACGACATGAACAATCTTAACACACACGCCATTATCGTTCGTTCGCCAACGGGGCGACACATCGCAGCCTTTGCTGACCCTGAACACGCATGGACTTGGGTGGATGAGGTGTACGACCTGCGCGCCCATACTTTTTACGAACGGCCAGACGGCAGGTCGATGCGCCACGGCATCACAACCAAAAACGACATGATCAAATGGGCGGTGGCTGAATAGCAACCCGTGGGCGGCCAGCGCGCCGCCCACACCCCGCATGCGCGCAGCGCGCCGCCCGTGCGCGAAAGCGCGCGTCCGCGCGCCGCGCGGGTCAGCCGAAGGCTGACTAACAAACAACGTCTGCCTGAAAGGCAGTCTGCTTTTGTTCTTTTTGTATGCTGGCAAATTGTCTGGATGGCGGAGGGGGGGTATACCCCTTTTTTCTAAGAATTAGGTACCATGGGGGGTTACATGCAGACAGCCCGCAACACACACCAAAAACGCCCACAGTCCATATGCCCACACCCACACCCCAAACACGCACAAACCATCTTGCACACCATCGGGCGTTGGCGTATGTAGCCCGGACACGATTGTTTGCTCCTTTCGTGGTTGTGCGCAGCCGGTTAGCTTGACCCCAAAGGCTAGCCGGCTGCTTTCTTTTGGACGAAGCGTCTCTGCCCCGCAAAGGGGGCACCCCCTTGCAAAATAAAAAGGGGGTGGGGGTATACCCGGAAAAAATTGCGATCCTTGCTCAAGGGCCTGATCCGTATTAAATGGGGGTCTATCCAATTAGGTGAGCATATCGATGGCCCGCAATTCCAAAAGCCTTGTTGTTCAGGACGGTGAGCCCACCGACGTCGATGGCCATGACAATACGGGCGTTGACAAGCGTTATACCGTGTCTCCGATCAGGGCTTTGCTGCCGGATAGGGGGGCGAGGAAAAAGGCCTCCCACGAACATAACCCAACGGAGAAGAGCCGCAGGGGTGTGCTTCACGCTGTTGGCCTTGGGATGAACCATGAGAATATTGCCAAGGTAATGGGGATCAGCGTTAACGCTTTGAGAAATCATTACCGTGAGGAGTTGGACATTGGTTTGAGCGTTGTGATGGATGACGTGAAGACCAACTTGTATAACATTGCCCGCGACCCGACGCACAAGGGTACGGTGCAGGCGGGGATGTATTTGCTAAGCCGGCTGGGTGGCGATCTTTATCGGGATGTGAAGCGCGTTGAGATGACGGGCGCTGACGGCAGGCCGCTTGAGATTAGTCAGAAGACGCAAACTGTTGATCCAAGGTTGCTTGACGCTGATCAGCGTGAGGCGCTTAGGGACATTTTGAATTCCGCCTTGCGGTTGGCCGCGCCCACAGCGCAACAGGCCATTGATGGCGAGTTTGAGGAAGTAGACAATGGCTGATCCGAATGACTGGGTTTCGATGACGTTTGACCCAAAGCTTAGCGTTAATGTGCGCAGCTTGATTAGCGTGATGCGCGGTGAGGTGGCGATCTTGAGCAAGGACCAGTGGGCAGACACCAAGGAATGCTGCGCTGATGTAATGGAGCAATTTTTGGATTTGCGGAAAGAGCAGGGATAATGCTCGACTTCGACATTTCGAAGATCGACATTAAGCGCCAGCTAATGGAGTTGGACCGGACTGACTGTGAAGAGAGCTTATATTATTTTTTGACTAATGCGTGGAGGTACATTGATGCCAGTACTTGGAAAGATGGCTGGCCGATTGAGGCTGTGGCCGAACATTTGCAAGCGGTAGTTGATGGCGACATCAAGCGGTTGATTATCAACATTCCGCCGCGCATGGGTAAGAGTACCATTACGTCGGTGGCGTTCCCTGCGTGGACATGGGCGCAGCAGGATGTGTCTGCGACGTCGGGGCCGGGTGTGCAGTTTTTGATGGCGTCTTATGCCAATCAGTTGGTGCTGCGTGACAGCGTCAAGTGCCGCCGGTTGATTGAGTCGCCGTGGTATCAGAGCATGTGGGGTGATCGGTTTAAGCTGAACTCCGACCAGAACACCAAGTCTCGCTTTTCCAATGACCATGGTGGTGAGCGCCTGATCACGTCGGTTGGCGCTGCGGTGACCGGGGAGGGTGGTTCGATTATCGTGATCGATGACCCTAACAGCGCGTCGGAGGCGTTTTCGGACGCCAACATTGAAAGCACGATTGAGTGGTGGGATGGGACAATGTCCACCCGTCTGAACGATCAGAAGACCGGCGCGTATGTGATTATCCAGCAGCGGCTGGCGGAGAACGACCTGACCGGGCACGTCCTTGAGAAGGAAGTTGGCGACTGGACGCACTTGTGCCTGCCCATGAAGTATGAGGCTGACCGGTCCTTTTCGACCAGCATCGGCTGGAAGGATCCGCGCACCGAAGAGGGTGAGTTGCTGTGGCCGGATCGCTTTGGGACCAAGGAGGTGTTCAATCTGGAGCGCTCCCTTGGGCCGTTTATGGCTGCGGGGCAGCTTCAGCAGCGCCCTGAGCCTGCGGGTGGCGGTGTTATCAAACGCGAGTGGTGGAATTTATGGGAGGAAGTCAGCTATCCGCCCATGGATTACATCATTGCGTCCTTGGATACGGCCTACACAACCAAGACCACCAACGATTATTCGGCCATCTCCATCTGGGGCGTGTTCACCACCGACTCCACAGCCGTTGCCAATCGCATCTTGGACAAGGATGGGCGACCAATGTACTTCGACCGGGGCTATGCGGAGACTGCGCCGCGTTTGATGCTGATGCATGCGTGGCAGGAGCGCCTTGAGTTCCACGATTTGGTCGAAAAAGTAGCTAAGACGTGTAAGTCATTGAAAGTAGACAAGCTTTTGGTTGAGAATAAAGCTGCCGGCATCTCCGTTTCGCAGGAATTGCGGCGTCTTTATGGCAGCGAGGGCTTTGCCGTGCAGCTTTGCGACCCCAAGAGTCAGGACAAGCTGTCGCGTTTGTATTCCGTGCAACATCTTTTTGCTGACGGCATGGTGTTCGCGCCTGACAAGGTCTGGGCTGAGCAGTTGATCACGCAAGTTGGGCAGTTTCCCAAAGGCAAGCATGACGATTTGGTCGATACCGTGTCTATGAGCATCCGCCATTTGCGTGATATTGGGCTTCTAACGCGGTCGCAGGAGCGCATTGAAGAGATTGAGAGCATGAAGACCTATCCGGGCAAGCAAAGTGAGCCCCTGTACCCGGCATAATGGAGGATTTATGAGGTATACCGGTCGCGTCAACGCATCTTGCACCGTTGATGATCTGGGCCACAGGCAGTTTGAGGTCAGGGTTTGGGGTGAAGCGCCATTTGACCATGAGCGGACCTATACATTGAGCGCCCAAGATGATAATTCTGCGGCGAAAGAGGGTTTGCGTCTCTTTTGCGACGAGATGGAGTGCCTTAGGGGCGCGGAAACAGAGGAAGACTGATGGCAACGCAACCGGGCCTCGCTCCAATGAACATTCGCCAGCCTGCGCCTGAAGAGCCGGGTGCGATTGACACCTCCCCGGTGCAAATTGACTTTGCAAACGAGGGTGGAGACGTCCCGGAAGTCGATGATAAGGGTAATGTCATCTCTATTGAGCATGACGACGGCTCAATCACCATTTCCTTGGATGGAAATCCGCTTGAGACGGCTGAAGGCGGGGCTGATGGAGAATGGTTTGGCAATCTGGTCGATGATATCGACAAGGATGAGCTTAATCGCATCTCCGGTGACCTGTTTCGGGGCATTGACGATGATCTGATGTCCCGCAAGGACTGGATTGAGACGCGGGCGCAGGGGATCAAGCTCCTTGGCCTGAAAATTGAAATTCCGGGCCTCACGGGGGCCACTGACGGCGCTCCAGTGGAGGGCATGTCTCGCGTTAGGCACCCGCTGCTGCTGGAAGCTGTGCTGCGCTTTCAGGCCAACTCCCGGTCGGAGCTTTTGCCAACTGATGGGCCTGTTAAGATCCGCAACGACAACAACAATGCGACGTTGCAGGAAGATCAGATGGCTAACGCGCTTGAGCGCGACCTCAATCACTATCTGACATCGACGGCGACAGAATATTATCCCGACACCGACCGCATGCTGCTGATGCTGGGCTTTGGCGGCACGGCGTTCAAGAAGATTTACTACTGCCCCCTGCGCAATCGGCCTGTTTCAGAGACCGTAGAC